CGTATCCTTGGACCAACGACTCTAATCCACCGGCGGCTAATACATCCGAGGCAACTTTCATCGATGTTTGGAATAATATGATCGGCGGTAAGCGTATTACTGGTAACGATATTCGTCATGTTGTGCCACGTTTTAACTGGACAAACAATACTGTTTATTTCGCATATAATCATATGGCAGACTCTAAAGATTATAAAAATGCTAATACAGCATTTTATGTGCTAACCGACGAGTTCAATGTCTATAAATGCATTAGTAATAACTATGGTAATGCCTCCACGTCTAAACCGACATCCACTAATCCAGTAGGACAGTTTCAAACACAAGACAAATATATCTGGAAATACATGTTTTCGGTTTCAACAGAAGATCAGGAGAGATTTCTAACTGATTCTTTTATACCTGTGAAAACTCTCCTATCAGATGATAACACGCTCCAATATCAGGTCCAAGATAACGCTGTAAACGGTTCAATTAATGATATTGTTCTATTAAATCGTGGTGCAGGTTACACTGGAAATAATATCACAGTAAATATTACCGGCGATGGTCTATTCGCTAATGCTAGAGCGGTCAGAAATATCACAACTTTTCAGATTGATAGTATTATTGTGGACAGCAAGGGATCGGGCTACACATTTGCTAACGTCAGAATAACATCTGTCACCGGTGCAGGTGCAAATGCTAGAGCGATTATCAGTCCACCGGGTGGTCATGGATCCGATCCACTGTATGAACTAGGTGGATCATATTTAATGATTGATACAAAAATTAATAATAGAGAAGGTGGCGTTCTAACGGTTGAAAACGATTATAGACAAATTGCAATTATAGAAGAACCATTGATTAAAGATGAATCGAGAACAATTTCCAATACAGCGGTATCACAGTTGACGGTATTGACGATGGCAGAATCTTCCTCAACTTCTAATTTTCAAGAAGATGAATGGGTTTATCAAGGACCTAGTCTGGCTAATGCCACATTTAGAGGAATTGTTACTGAATGGGACTTCTCAAACTCTAAATTAAAACTAACAAATGTTCTGGGCACACCAACGGGTGACATTATCACTGGTAATACCACGACAACATCAAGATATGTTAGTTCGGTTCAATTACCTGATATGGAAGCATATACTGGAAAACTTTTATATATAGATCATATAGTTCCTATCGAGCGTTCAATCGACCAGAACGAAGATTTCAAAATTCTACTAAGTTTCTAAGGGAAAGAATAGAAAATGGCAAATACTGCTAATGTTACGGCGCTAACTACAGACTTCAATGTAACACCATATTACGATGATTATGATGCTACAAAGGGTTTTTATCGCATTCTATTTAAGCCTGGTTATGCGGTACAGGCCAGAGAACTAACACAAATCCAGACAACTCTCCAAGAGCAGATTCAGCGATTTGGTCGTAACATTTTCAAGGACGGCACAATCGTCATTCCTGGTGCTTTCTACCTAGAAACTAATGCAGGTCTAACCGCTGGTCGTGCGGCTCGTTACGTAAAAGTTTTGGACACAGACGCTACTGGTAATACAGTTAGCATGGCTGCTTGGGAAAACTTTATCTACCAGGGCAAACAGGCAGGCAATACCAGAGTAGAGCTTCGTGGTTCAACAACCAACATCACCGCACAACTTGTCCAGACACTAGATGGTGTTCAATCTTTACAGAATACCAAGACAATTTATGTTGCTTATACCTCAGCATCTACCTCTAATGCCACACAAAAGGTATTCCAGGCAGGCGAAACACTAACAGCAAACATTGGCAATACTCCATACACCCTAGTTGTTCACAACACCGATCCTGCTCCTACTGGATTTGGTTGCCGCTTTGCTATCTCTGCTGGTGTTCTCTTTGCGAAAAATCACTTTATTGCTTTCCCGGATTCATCTATTATCGTTAGCAGATATGATGCCAATCCAACAGCAAGAGTCGGGTTTTACATTACAGAAGAAATTGTCAATGCATCCGCAGATTCTTCGCTACTTGATCCAGCACAGGAAGCATCTAACTTCTCTGCTCCAGGTGCTGATCGTCTAAAGCTAAATCCAGAACTAGCTGTCGTAGGTGCTAACGATGCCGTCGATGTTCAGAACTTTGTATCACTATTCACACTAGAGAATGGTGTCGCCACATCGTTTCTAGCTAACACACAGTATTCTTATATCAATGATGCCATGGCTCGTAGAACGCATGACAACTCTGGTGATTATGTTATCAATGGCATGGAAGTTCAAATCAAAGAGCATGATGACACCGGTTCAAACTTCGGTCGTTACGCTAACGGAAATAACTCACTTCTTTATGCTGGTGTTTCTCCAGGAACAGGTTACTGTGAGGGATATCAGGTTGGTTCACTAGCAACTGTAGACCTTTCTGTTGAAAAAGGACTAACAACATCCAACGTCAACGCACAGCTAGTTGGCTTCACACCAGGGTCTTATGTAACAGTTGATGAGTTTGTTGGTGGTTGGGAGCTAAACAAAGGCAATTCTATCGACCTTTACAATACCGCACAGAATCGAATTTCTGAAAAGAAGTGGTCTATTGCTTCACAAACAGGAAGCAAGATCGGTTCTGCTACACTACTTTCTTATGAGTATGTTACAGGAACACCAGGATATGACGCCAGATATAATGTTTATCTGTCTGATATCAAGATGCTTGGGTCGAACGTATTCTCAAACGTAAGAAGTTTCTATGCTGCCGCTTCCGGTGTAAATCCTGCACCAGGCGCTGACGCCGTTCTGGACGTCGCTAACAATGCCATTCTACAAAGAATTCCAGAGTCGCCACTTCTATTCTATACAGGTTCAGATTATACCAAGACTGTAAGAAGTGTTAGTGATGTTTCATCGACCGATACCAATTATCAATACAGCAAGACAGACGGCGTTGCTTCTTCTGTTCAGGTGTCAAGTAATGGTATCTTTACTCTAACACTATCACCTGGTGTTGAGACATTTATTCCTGGAACATATAGCGGATCGTCAGCAAGTAATTACTATCTGACATTCAACCAGACAACTGCTGGTGCGAATGTTATCGCTATTTCTATGACTGGTCTAACATCAAGCAATACCGGAAGAACACTAGTAGGACTTGGAACCAGATTTACTCGTCTAAATGTTGGTGATAAGATTCAGATTTCTGGTAATACCAACATCTATTATGTAACTGGCATCTCAGGCGATACAAGTCTAACTGTAGACGCTAATCTTCCTGCGGCGCTAACAGGTAATACTCTCTCGAAAGTTTATAGATCCGGTGATATGATCAACATGGCCGGCGTTGGTAACGACGATGGAAGACAAAGAATTGTAACTGCGACATCAACATCTCTCCAGTTCAATCTTAGAGAGTCATTTCCAGCTACATTCTATGTGACAGCAACTTATCCTATTGCTAGATCAACAGCACTAGAAATCAAGAAGACACTAAGAACCAGAAGATATGTCAAGATTAGACCCGAAACTAATACAGCTGGACTTCGTGGTCCGTTCGATTTAGGTTTCTCTGATGTGTATCGAATCCGTTCGATTAGATCACAAGCGGGATCTTATCCTGCATCAAATACTGCTGGTTCTAATGTTGTTTCTTCGTTCGTATTCAATAATGGACAGAAGGACACACTATACGATCATGCAACAATCAAGCCAAAAGTAACTCTGGCTAATAACACATATCTACTGGTAGAACTAGATTACTTCTCTCCTGACTTTACAGTTGGTTCGGGTTATTTCTCAATTGACTCTTATCCAATTCAGGATAACGATGCTCTATTCAATCCAGAACAAAACATTAGAACAGAAAATGTTCCTGTTTATAAGTCACCAACAACAGGTAAGACATTTGATTTAAGAAATCATCTTGACTTTAGACCTGTTAAGGTTAATAGTTCTGCCGACGCTACCACACCAGCGGCGGCGACTGCTAATCCAACGGCATCGACAACCTATCAGGCATCTGGTGGTGGTCTAAAGTTTCCCGTGCCTTCATCGGTTGTAACTTTCGACTATTACTACTATCTTGGTAGAACCGATCTTATCGTGGTTAACAAGGACAACAAGTTTCAAGTAATCAAGGGTGTTCCTGGTCTAAATCCAAAGACACCAGAATTGCTACCTGGAACAATGGCTCTTGCTTCATTGACAGTTGTCCCATATCCATCTCTATCACCTGCATACGCTATTGCTCTTGGTAGAGAAGACTTGGCTTGTTCGTCAAGAAGACTTTCAAACATTCGCTTCACGATGAGAGACATTGGTGTTCTCAAGGAGCGCATTGTAAATCTAGAATACTACACATCTCTATCTGTTCTAGAAAGAGCAGCCACACAGATGAAGATTCTAGATGAAAACGGTCTAGATCGATTCAAGAATGGTATCTTTACAGATAACTTTAGAGACAGTTCACTATCTGCGACATACGATCCAGAACAGAGAATTACTTTCGATCCTGAAGAGAAGTCAATTCGTTCATTGTATAAGATGGAAACAATTGCTTATGACTATCAGGGCGGTACCAACGTCAAGCTAAACAATCCAGTTATTACTCTAAACTACACCGAAGTTCTACACTACGCACAAGAAAGAGTAACAACCGATATCAATGTTGAGCGTCAGTCTTGGCTATTCCTAGGAAATGTCAATCTATATCCAGATCAGGATATTTGGATTGACACAACCATTATGCCTGACGAACAGCTATCTAACAAGTCAACATCAATCGTTGTCTATGGTACCCAGGGTGCTAATGTTAGATACTCTACCGAACAGTATGGTATGGAAGTTGTCGTTCTATCTTCTAACAATGAAGTAAGACAAGCAAATACAAACTTCGGCACCTTCAAGGCTAATGCAACCGTAGGTGTAGTTGATACACTAGTCAACACCACATGGAACGCATGGAAGAGATGGGTTACAGGATATAAGGTCTATAGAGGAAGTGGTGCTGGTAAAACACTCGTAGGCACATATTCAACTTATGACTCTGCCCGTGCGGCAGCAAACGCTAACAATCCAATTGGCGGATCAGGTGTAACGATTGAAACCGTTTATAACAATCAGAGAACTGGTACACAGTATTGGGAGACAAATAGCGCAGACGTAGTTGAGAGCGGCTATAAGATTGTTGATATTCAGTCTTATCCATACATTCGTCAGCAAATGATTACAGTTCGCTGCACCGGCATGAAGCCATTCACCCAAATGTGGCCATACTTTGATAGTGTGCCAATGGCTAACAATGCTCGACCAGTTACTGCTAATCAGTTTGGTTGGATCATTGCTAATCAACCAGGTCTACCATCAAATACGGTTATTGATCTAACAAGAGGCACTTCATCTGCTAATAACATAACAACTCCGGCTTTTCCTTCTAATCTTGAAAACTGGATTCCACTAGGTTCTACACTAGTTACCGACAAGGATGGCGTTCTAACATTCCAGATGCAGATTCCACGTGGTCAGTTTAGAGTTGGTCAGCGTCCAGTTCTAGTTATTGACAGTAGAACACCTGTTGATCCTAACGCCGTTAGAAACAGAACAGAAGTTCCTGCTGATATCTCAACAGGAGGTCAGGCACTATTCACAGCATCTGGTACAGCCGTATCTAAGCAGCGTTCGATTCTATCAACTAAGACTGTCTCTTATCATACAGAGGCAATTAGACAGGACACATCATCATCCGAGTGGGAGTCAATTGCTGCTCCACCTCCACCACCACCTGCGTCTCACTCTTGTACCGCATACTCTTTCTTGGCAAGAGCGCCTAAGGGAGAAGAAGGTATTTTCTTGACAAGCGTTGATATCTTCGTGTCAAGAATTGGTAGACAGGGATTCTGGTGTGAAATCCGTGAAATGGATGCTGGTCAACAGATTACAAGAAACACTGTTCCTTATTCGGAAGTGTTCTTCAATAATCCTGCAACTGTTCCAATTTCGCCAAATGGTAGAACAAATCCATGTAAGGTTGTCTTCCCTGCACCTGTATTCTTGTATAACGATACACAGTATGCATTTATCATCCATCCGCTAAACGCTAATCCAGATGTTTATGTTTGGATTTCAAGACTCGGCCAGACAGATATCAATGGTCTTGGACCAGTTGTTGATCGTCGTGGTACAGGCACATTCTATCAGACAAACAACAATACAAACTGGGATATTATTCCAGACGTTGACCTTGCTGTCAAGTTCTATCGTGCCGACTTCGTTAAGGATGTTGATGGTATTGCATATCTTGGCAATAGATCGATGGATAAACTATTCGTCAAGAATGAGAGTATCAACTTCATTGATAACTACGGTGAGCCATTCATCTCCGGTGATAAGCTAACACTATCAGGAGCCAATGGTTCGATTGCTGTAGGTGATATTATCAATGGTCGCACATCATTCCAGAATAGCACCGTCGTAAGCGTTGCTGGTGGTCTAATACATTGTTCCAATACTGGATACTTCGATGGCGAAGTTATCAATGTTCTCCATGCCGCTAACTCACTCTATAAGGGTGTTTCAGCAACCATTAGTGACAAGTATAATGCCTATGGAACACTAAGCTATTATGTAGATGGTCCTGACACCTCTCTTGTTCATCTAACTGGTTCAGGTGGCGGATTCGTCAATGGCGATTATGTTATTGCTGCGACCGATTGGAGCAAGCGTGGTAGACTCGAAAGAGTAGAGTCCATCTCTAACTTTAGATATTCTACCATGTCATTTGAGCCATCATTCCTAAGTTTTGAGCTAACCGATATCAACTTCAAGGTTAGACCAACAAATGTAGATGGAACATTTGGATCATTCATTGATGTTGATCCATCCGAGACATATTACTTCAAGACCGAACAGGGACTATTCTCTAAATCACTAGAGATTTCTCAACTAAGCAACCAACGCTCTATGAATGTTCAGGTCAACATGAGAACAGCATCTAATTCCGTTTCTCCAGTAATTGATGTGTCCAGAACCCACTGTGTTCTTATCGATAACATCATCAATAACGATACTGCCGGTGAAACACTACCGACACATGGTCTACTTCTAAACAAGTATATCTCAAAGGTTGTTACACTAGCAGAAGGACAAGATGCAGAAGACATGCAGGTTATGCTAACTGCATATCGTCCACCAGGAACAGACGTAAAGGTTTGGCTAAAGGTTCTAAACGCCGAAGATGATACACCAGTTGCTGAAAGACCATGGGTCGAACTTTATAAGCGTTCACCAGGTGATGTAAGATATTCATCAATCGATAATCTTGATGACTTTATTGAATACACTTATCTTGTTCCATTATCAACTGTTGATAGATTGACACTTAATAGCACCAAGCTTGGTGCCAACGCCAATCAGACATCTATTATTCCTGGCAATAGACTTGATGGACTAACATCTGGATTCTATTCTATTGTCAATAGTGTAGAGGGTAGCGGTAACGGCGCCATCTATGTAATGAGCGCATCTGGCTTCGCTGCTGGCGAGTCCGCTAATGTTGTCAATACAGCAACAGGAAATGTTGTCGGTAACACAGTTATCACAACTCTAGGACGTCCTGCCGCTCTAATCGGTGGAACATCAAATGTTATTTCTTATACAACAGATAATGGTGTAACTTATCAGTCATATAAGTATTTCGCTATCAAGGTTGGTCTACTAAACGACGGAGAAAATACAGCCGTCGTACCAAGAGTTGGAGATTTGAGAGCAATCGCCCTACAGAAATAAGGAGTGAATATGACTTTTAGTTTTGATGCTAGTGAACTCGGTATTACAGAAGTAAAGATTGTTGATTTTGGAGATGGGCAGAAAGTACCTGCCCATCAACATCAAAAAGGCGGTGGATGGGTAGCAGAAACCGCACATGTTGATGAAGATTGTTACGTAGGTCCATATGCTATTGTTTATGGCGAGGCCAAAGTAACTGGCAATGCTATCATAAACGACCATGCCAAAGTTTATGGAAATGCTAGGGTGTATGGAAATGCCAGAGTTTACGGTGATGCCCAGGTATTTGACACGGCTCAAGTCTATAATAATGCCAGAGTTTCTGGTCATGCCAAGATATACGAGGACTGCCGTGTTATGGATAACGCTCTTGTATATGATCACGCCGAAGTCTTTGGTAGAGCCATTGTAAGAAACAATGCCGAGGTTCTCAATACTGCCAAAGTTTATGGTGTTGCGGACATCTATGACTCGCTAAAGATTTATGACGACACAGTGGTTACTAGAAAGCCTAAAGCGTGCTATGGTTTTGACTATAATGTGACAGTCACCGATCATCATGTATGTCTTGGGTGCGTAGTTATACCTCCTAAGTTTATTGATACCGCCGGTAAGAAGGTCATGAGAACCCTAAACTATGATCCAGACATTATTGCCAAGTGGTTAGAGGCTATCAAGTTTGTTTGCGAGTTACATGGTTGCGTAGATAGACCAGAAGACGTAGAGAAATTTGACGAAAGAAAAGTCATTACCGATCTATTGAATGCCAGAGTCGGACTAAGATGAGTAGAGAAGCCAAAACAGATATTCCAGGCATTTACAGAAGCCCCGAGGGATTTCTTATAAATAAAGATAGTAACGCTCTTGCTGCATATAAAGCAAGAAAGAATAGAGATAAAGAAATCGATAATATGAAGGAAGAAGTATCTTCACTGAAAAACGACTTACAAGAAATCAAAGAAATGCTAAAGAAGGTTTTAGAGTAACATGGGATTAGCAAACGTAAACCTTACTGATACATTTGATCAGTGGAGAACAAAAACCAATCAGATAATTCTCTATGCGAATGAGCAGCACGCCAAGATGAACTTGGTGTTTCAGACAACCAATGCCGTTTTCGTCCAGTCTAATACAGATAACGTTAGATTATCTGCGGCATATGTAGTGTTAAATTCTGCTTTCACACAAGCAAATACAGATAACGTTAGACTTACCAGAGCGTTTAATGTATTAAATGCGGCCTATACATCTGCCAATTCTAACTATGAAGTGACCAATTCCGTATTCGAGCAGGCCAATACTGATAATGTCAGATTGTCCGCTGCCTATGTTGTATTAAACTCCGCTTTCACTCAAGCAAACACAGACAACGTTAGACTTACCAGAGCATTTACGGTATTGAATGCAGCTTATACTAGTGCCAATGCCAACTACGTCGTAACAAATTCAGTTTTCGCACAGGCTAATACGGACAATGTCAGACTGACAGGCGCATTCACTGTATTAAATGCTGCTTATACTTCCGCTAATGCCAACTATGTCGTAACAAATTCTGCATTTGCAGTTGTTAATTCTGCATTCACACAAGCAAATACTGATAATGTTAGACTGACAGGAGCTTTTAATACAGTAAATGCTGCATTCACTCAATCTAATACAGACAATGTAAGATTGTCAGCCGCATATGTTGTAGTTAACTCTGCTTTTGGTGTTACTAACTCTGCTTTTGGAAGAACAAATACGGTCTATAACTTTGCAAATACTATCTTTGGTTTTGCCAACGGTGTAAACGCTAATCTCACTTCTGGTTATGCAGTAGCTAATGCTGGATATGATCAAGCAAACACGGCCCGTGATCGTGCGAACGATGCTGTAGGATTAGCACTACAGCTAGGTGCTAATGCTGCTAATATTATTATAGAAAATCAAGTATCGTTTAACACAGCAAACGGAGCTTTTCTTGCTGCCAATCAAGCATTTGGTAAAGCAAATGGTGCCTTCGGTGTTGTAAATACGTCTTTCGGTGTCACTAACACAGTATTTGCGTTAACTAATTCTGCCTTCACTTTTGCTAATGGTGTTTCGGTTAATACAGCAGCAGTTTTCGCATTAGCAAACGGAACAGCAACAAATTCTGCCGCAGCTTTTGGTTTCGCTAACGGCGTTTCTATCAATACCACTGCCGCTTTCGCTAGAGCAAATGCGGCTCTTCCTAATACATCTGGAGCTGTCTTTGCCGGCAATATGACTATCACAGGCAATGTTGGTCTAGGTACCGCTGCTGGTTCACTTAAACTTGACATCGACGGCGATATGAGAACCACTGGTAACATTATACTTGGTAACGCATCTTCTGATTATATTCAATACTTTGGTGGGCAAATTATCACAGCGAACAATATTCGCATTGGTAATACAACAAATGTTTTATTCATCGATCAACTGAATACAAGACTAGGTGTAGGAACCATCACACCATCCACCACACTAGATGTTTCTGGTTCAGCAAGCATTTCTACAGGATTGACAGTTGCTGGAATGACTTTTGCAGGCGTCGCCACAAATGCTGCATCGGGATTTGGCGCAGCTAATCAGGCAGGCGTAGTTGCTAATAACGTCAATACATTTGTTCAGTCCTGGACCGATAGTAGATTTGTTAAATTGTCTTCTGCGTCACAGCAATCAATTGGTAGTGATCTTTCCATCACAGGTAATCTAACTGTATTGGGAACCACAACATATGTCAATACAAATACACTAGCTGTAGGCGATAATATTGTTACATTAAATGCTGATTTACCAATCGCAACTGCACCAACACAAGATGCAGGTATCGAAATCAATCGTGGTTCATCTGCTAATGTTGCTGTTCTCTGGAATGAAACGAGTGATAGTTGGACATTTACTAATGATGGCACAAATTATAGACGAATCGCTTCAAATGCAGATATTGAATCTGTAACACAAAACACTACGGCGGCTTTTGCCAAGGCCAATGGCGTTTCGGCCGGTGCTAATGGATATGCTATTCTGGTTGGTGCAGCATCTAATACGTGGGCAAATAGTATTGTATCAAATATCGGTGCTTCTTCAAACAACTATGCTGGAGCAATGGCAAATGCTTCTAATACATTTGCCAGAACAATCGTTGATGCTAATCTAATTGTTGCTAGAGCATACACCAATACATCAACAACGGCTGCCAATAACTATGCCACATCTTTTGCTGTTTCTGTGGGCAATGCAGGCAACGCTTATGCTCAGGTTGTAGGAACTTCTGCTAATAATTATGCAGCCGCTACATATCCTACCAAGTCTGGTGTTGGCGCCACTGGTACGTGGGGTATAAGTATTTCAGGTTCTGCATCTTCAGCATCTTCAGCAACTTTAGCGGCTAAGGCGTCCACACTTGCTCAGGGTGGTGGTAACGGAACCGCTATGACCTTTAATTGGTCATTGCAGGCAGGTCAGCCTAGCTGGTTATGGGGATCTAATGATGGTGTATCTCATCAAGTATATAATCCTTCCAACTTTAGCGTGTCATATGCTGCATCTGCGGGAAGCGCATCATCGGCTGGTTCGGTTACTAACGGTGTATACACTGTTGGAGATCAGTCGATTGCTGGAATAAAGACTTTCACAGATAGTCTAAGACATATAGTTTCTTCTGGTTGGACAGGATTCTATCTAGGTGGTCAATATAATAGCTATCTATGGTTACATATGGGCGGCGAGTCTGGTACCAACGAACTAAGATTTGGTCGTGTTAATAGATCAACTTTAGCTTGGGAAGCTAATCCATTCATTTTCGAGATATCTGGCGGAACATTTACTGCTGCAGGAAACATTGTAGCATATTCTTCTGACGAAAGACTAAAAACAAATCTTCGTCCAGTTTCGGAAACTCCTTTGGCAGACTTGTTGTCTCTAAGAGGCGTAAGATTCGATTGGAGAGAAGACACGACACAACCAATGCGTGGCACTGATGTCGGACTATTAGCACAAGATGTCGAAAAGGTACTACCAGAAGCAGTAGCCGCCGCTCCATTTGACAAAGATTACAAGACAATTAAGATGAATCAACAGTTGATTGCGCTACTAGTGGAATCCGTGAGAGAGCTAAAACAAGAAGTTGATAGCTTAAAACAAGAAGTTGATTATCTAAAGTCAAAAGGAAACTAATAAATGCCAACTCCGAGTTCTGGTGCGATTTCATTTTCTGATATTGCTTGGATTGTTTATAACAACTATTCTACACAAGTGTCTCTAAATGATAGCGATGTTAGAGCATTGCTAGGTATTTCATCTGGCACGATTGGCATGAATAGTGCATATAGCAAGCCCACTGCTGGTAATACGGGTGGATCATACTACGCACCAGGAAGTTATAGCTGGGCAGTTGTTCCTTATAAGACACTATACGCACAAGTCGCCGGAGGCGGTGGTGGCGGTGGAGGTGGCTGTGGTGGTCAGTTTTTCACTTATGGTTGCGTCAACTTCTGTGCTAGTAGTGCTGGAACTGCTGGCGCCCAAACAAGTTTCAACGGCGTAGTCTCGAATGGTGGAGGCGGCGGTGCCAACTGCGGTGGTGCTGCGGGCGCTAATGGTGGTAATAACCAAAATGGCAATACAGGCGGCGGAGGATCATCTGGTGCGGGCGGAATTCCTGGCGGTGTTAACTGCTCTGTCAGTAATGGTGCCGCTGGAGGTAGAGGCGGTTTCGTCGAGATTTCCTGGACAAAAGCGGTAAACGGTCCTGCATATGGTGCCACACTTAACTTTAGCGTCGGAGGCGGCGGCGTGGGCATAGCTGATGGATGTAGAGCAGCGCCGGGCGGTGCTGGTGGTTCTGGTTGGGTTTATATTGCTTGGAGTTAATTCGATGAATCTAATAATAAAAATAGAAGACGGTAAACCCGTAGATCATCCTCTACATGAGGACAATATGAAGTTCTTTTTTCCTGATTTGGATGTCAATAATCCGCCAGAAGGATATGCCAGATTTGTTAGAAAACTTCCACCAGAACTCGATCCTATGCATAGAGTTGATTATGTAACTTACGAGTTGGACGAAGAACTATCACAAGAATATGGCACTCCTGTGTGGACAGACTTTTTTCATATCAGAGAAGTTACAGACGAAGAACTCATTCAGGAAGCACAAGAAACAACTAGACTTATGAATGAGAAAATGGCGGCAGATGTCAATGCACCAGTTCCTCCACCGGATGATGGCAAACTATATGTGTGGTCTAGCGTCACTAACAGTTGGATAGAAAAACCGGAAGACTTTGATGAATTAGTCAAAGAAATGGCAAGCAAGATGTTAGAGCTAGGAATTGTTGGTATGACTCCTGAACAAATTCAGAATCTTGATCCAGAAAGAAAACAGGCGGTTCAAGAGATAATTGATCAGCTAAACGCCGCATTCAATACCACAGTTATCAACGAAAGTATATTCCAATGGCCGAATACGTAGAATTTCAGATAGATCAAGGAACAGACTTTAGCACATACATCAATTTAAATGATGATGACACAAACTTGGCTCAAAATGTTTCTGGATATGTTGTGTCGGGTAAATTAAGACGGTCTCTAGTATCAGCTAATGCTGCTGAAACATTTAACTGTCAGATTACAGATCCTGCCAATGGAGAAATTATGATTTCACTGGCGGCCGCTAATACTGCAAATCTAAGACCAGGAAGCTACTTTTATGATATTCGAGTTGTTGATACTGAATCAAATAATGCAACGTCTAGACTGATCGAAGGAATAATCATCGTCTCTCCTGCAATAACGAAGTAACGACATGGGAACAAGAATAACAATCAAACCAAGAAAACAGAATGTCAATGTCACTGCTCCCGCTAAAAATCGCATTGCGATAAATACTGGAGGAGCTGTTGGTGGAGGACCCATCATCGACACTATTCAAGAGTTGAGAGATGTAGACGCTTCCGATGTAGATAACAATGAGACGCTAGTTTATGATGAGGTAAGTGGTAAATTTATTGTAAGAGAAATACCCATCATAAACGGAGGAGAATTTTAAGAAATGTCTAACACAAGAATCCAAATCAAGAGATCGAGCGTTACAACTACGCCATTAGGAGGTTCTCTTGCTGCGGCAGAACCAGCCTATTCTTACCTTTCGGAAAAGTTATTCATAGGTTCATCTGATGGAACAGCTTCAGTTGTCATCGGCGGTAAGTTCTTTATTGATCAGCAAAATACTATTTTTGATCTAGTAAATGCAGCATTCACCGTATCAAATTCGGGTTTTACCAGCGGCAACTCTATCTATTCGCTACTTAATCTAACGTTTAATACAACAAATTCTGCATATACTCTTGCTAATGCTAACTTCGATGTGACAAATGCTGCATACACAATGGCAAATGCCAATTATTTAGTGACAAATGCCGCTTTCGATGTTGTTAATGCAGCATATACATCTGCAAACGCTAACTATGTCGTAACAAATGCAGCATACACCTCTGTAAATGCAGCTTATGCCGTAGTAAATGCAGCTTATACTTCATCGAATGCTGGCTATGGTGTAGCAAATGCAGCCTTCGATCTTGCTAATACTAAATTTGCTTCTGCTGGCGGTACAATCACAGGTAACGTCAACATCGTAGGCAATCTCACACTTTCTGGTAACACTTTCATAGTAGATGCGGAAGTTCTAAGAGTTTCGGATCCTCTACTATATCTTGCTGGTAACAACTATTCTTCCGATATCGTAGACATCGGTTTCATCGCAAATTATAACAACGGTTCTGCCAATCTACACACTGGTCTTTATCGTGAACATTCATCTAAGGAATACTATCTATTCCAAGGATATTCTGAGGAACCAAGTGGAAATCACATCGATCCAAACGCTAATGGTTTCCAGTTAGCTGTTCTTAATGCTGACATTATTACCAGCAATCTTAGACTAAACGGTGCCAACACTTATGTTTGGATCAAGACAAACTTTGATACAACCAACTCTGCATATACACTAGCAAATGCTAACTTTAATGTCACAAATGCTGCTTATACATCATCCAATGCAAATTATACTCTAACAAATGCTGCTTTTGATGTTGTCAATGCAGCGTATACATCAGCAAACGCCAATTATGTCGTAACAAATGCGGCTTATACATCCGTTAACGCAGCATATCTAGTTGTAAATGCAGCATACACCTCAGTAAACGCTGGATATACTGTAGCTAATGCTGCTTTTGATACAGCAAATACAGCCGATATTCATGCAGCCAACGCTTCTTATGTCAATACTGGAACACTACTAGTAAATTATGGTGGTACCGGCCGCAATACCTTTAACACAAACGGTATTCTATTTGGCAATGGAACTGGTGGAATACTTGTCACATCGGCAGGTACCGAAGGTAATGTTCTACAAGTAGCTGCTTCTGGTATTCCACAGTTCGGAATGCTCGACGGAGGCAACTTCTAACAGTAATATTGGAGAATAGAATATGAGTGATCCTCAAAAGTTTATAAATGCTTACGTTGACAACGCCATGGGCATGATTCATGAACAAACGTCAACAATATTACAGTTAAAGACTCAAGTAAGAATTGCAAATGAAATTGTTTCCGAGAGAGATGCTTTGATTGCTTCTCTCCAGGAACAGTTGGAGCAATGTAAAAATACGGCGTCGGATTTATCTAAGAGTGTAGAGGAAGCAGATACAATCAAAGCATCTTATGAAGCTATTAAAAATAAAGTTTCACATATGGATGCTGTGACAGCACAAGCAAATGAAACAAAGCAAGCATTGATAGCAAAAAATGCTGAATGTGAAGTCTTAAAGCAAGAAATTGAAACACTTAAAATTGACAATGATGCATTAAAATCTGAAAACGATAATCTCACCAAACTGGTCCCGTCTGTCAAAAAGCTCATAAATAAGAAAAAGGTAATGGTTGAAGAAACACCTGCGGTTGTAGTAGAATCTCGACCAAAAGACGAGAATGACGACTTTTAATGGCAAACACAGTAATCAAACTTAAAAAATCATCAGAAGTTAACAAAGCGCCTTCACCAAGTGATCTAGACTATGGCGAAATTGCCATCAATTATGCCGACGGCAAATTATTCTATAAGAATACTTCAGGATTAATTGCATCTGTTTCTGGCGGTGGTGCTGGAGGTGATAACTTTGGTGTCGTTAACGTTGCGGGACAATTGCTCATTGCAGATACGTCCGGAGACTTTCTAACAATCAATAATGGTGACAATATTGAGTTGTCTGCCAATATCTTTAACGATTCATTCACAATTACAGCAAATCTTAAACCAGCATTTGATGTCGCCAACTCTGCTTTTGATGCTGCTAACAATGTCGGTCCACAAATTGCTCCTGCATATAATACAGCTAATGGAGCATACGATAAAGCTAATTCAGCAAATGTTCTAGCATATAATACAGGTATTGGTGCTAATAACTATGCTGGAGCAATGGCAAATGCTGCCAACTCTTATGCTTCTGCCACTTATTCCACACTAACACAACTGGGCGACAATTGGACAGTTACTAATGCTGCTTTTGGTAGCGCAAACTCTAGACTAGCTAATACATCTAATGTTACATTTGGTGGTTGGTTGTATTTTCCTGAAGATTCTAAACTTAGAATGGGTAGTTCTTCAAGTGATGCGCCTTTAGGTCAGCTTGAAATCAAATCTTCATCTGTTGTAAGAACATTACTAGCTAGTGATTCGTATTCGGAAATTAGATTTAACGATAAAAACAACACCGGAAATCCCGCTTATATTACATATTATCCTAGTGGAACTTTAGAAACAAGATTAGATGCAAATAATGGAGAAATTAGAGATTATTCCGATTTCTTTGTTTGGGGTAACTATAATTTAGGTCAGTATTCTACAGTATTTACTCTAAACTCTTTAACCAGACAAATAAATCATACTGGTAGTATGAACATCGCCAACTCACTTATTGTTGGCACCACAAATGTTGCACCGTCGTTTATATCCGCAAATGCCTATGCAGGATTTATGGCAAACTCTGGCAATGTGTTCACTGGATTAGTCTATACAGCGGTCAACTCTGCATTTGCGGTAATCAATGCAGCCTTTACAAGTTCTAATGCTGATTATACATTAACTAATGCGGCGTATACTTCTGCTAATGCCAACTATGTCGTAACCAACGCTGCATTTGCTGTAGCTAATGCAGCATACGGAAATGCTAACTCTATTGCCATATCTGCAAATGCCTATGCAGGATTTATGGCAAATGCTTCTAATACATTTGCCAGAACAATCGTTGATGCTAATCTAATTGTTGCTAGAGCATACACCAATACATCTGTTACGGCTGCCAATAATTATGCTGGAGCAATGGTCAATGCTGCAAATGCATACGCCAATTCTACCTATGTAAAGCTATCCAGTTCCAGTCAAACAATTTCTGGCGATCTTAGCATTACAGGTAACCTAAACATTCTTGGATCAACTGTAACACATAATACAGATAGTTTTGTCGTTAGTGATCCTCTTGTTCTATTGGCGAGCAACAATACTGCGGACGTTGTTGATATCGGTTTTATTGCTCACTATGCTAATGCTACTAACGACATTGTTCATACAGGTTTCTTTAGGGATCATGAATCAAAAGAATGGTTCATATTTAAAGAATATAATGTTCATGCATTGGATTATGATGGTCATATCGGCACCACTGGTAATAACTTTACAGTGGACGTTCTAAATGCCAGTCTTAGAACTAGCAATTTGAACCTTGGTGGTGCTAATGCTATTGTATGGATCAAGACCGCTTTTGATACTGTAAATGCAGCTTATACAAGTTCCAATGCCGACTATGTATTGACGAATGCGGCCTTTAATAGTGTTAATTCGGTGGCCATTGCTGCCAACAATTATGCTGGAGCAATGGCAAATGCTTCAAATACATTTGCCAGAACTATTGTAGATGCTAATCTAATTGTTGCCAGAGCATATACTAATACATCTACTACGGCAGCTAATAATTATGCTGGAGCAATGGCCAACTCTGGCAATGCCTGGACTCAATCTATCGTTGATGCAAATCTAGTTACTGCCAGAGCATATACTAATACTTCTGTCACA